GTGGTGAGTCGCAAGGTTATGGCGGCGTAGATAGTGATGGTTTTTTCACCGTCGCGGGTCGCTTCCGAGCCCACTACCCGGATGCCGCTCGCTCCTGGATAAGTAAGGGGAGATGTTCGTTCTGGGGTGAGGTCCTCTCACCAAACGACCCAGGAACCTTGCTTGGTATCACCGGAACCCAAATGAACCGATCAGGTAAGTGGGAGCTAGAGAACCATTACGGGATGTTTAACCCGGATGACATAGCGGACAACGTGGAACACGTTCTGAGCTGCACGGATGGAGGAGGTTACTGGAAAGTATGGCGGTTCAGTAACGCCGGACAGCTAGGCGCCCCCGGAGGGTGGCGGATTGCCCCCAACGGTGACCTGTTCAGCCCGCGCCTTGGCGGACAGAGTGTGGTGGATTGGACCATGACAAACTTTGCCCTGAAACAGGCAGCCAGCGGCAACGCTGACGTGGTGGCGGGGTCATACCACGCCATTGGCGCATATGTGTTTGCAGCGCTGATCCCGGCCGGCGGCAAAACCAGCCACGGCCAGCGCGCCGCCGGCGCCTACCTGCGCCCGTGCTCAGCTGCTGAATGGGGATATTCCGGATACAGCCTGCCGGGCACCTGGCAGTGCATGGGCGACATCATGAGCGGCAACGACGATGACCGCTTTGATGACCGAGCCACCCTGTGGATGCGGGTAGCATAAGAGAGGAGAACCTGATGGAACGTATTGAAGTGCTCAGCGCTGAACACCCTCGCCATTATGAGGATGATCCAGACAGCATCACCATGGATGTGCGGTTTGCCCATCTGTCTGAGAAGGTGCAGTTTACCGCCCGTAAGGATGATGCGGAGGAGCATGGCCGCGAGCTCTACAGCCGAGCTGTGTTCGGTGAATTTGGCGATATAGAGGTGCTCCAATTGCCACTGCCGACAGAAGCAGAGCAGCAGGCACGCCTGACTGCACTGCTCAAGCAAGCGGCAACCTTCATGGCGCCGCTGGAGGATGCCGACAAACTCGGCATTATCAGCGATCACGAGAAGGCCAAACTCACCGCCTGGCAACACTACCGGGTTGCCCTCTATCGCTTGCCTCAAAGCGAGGGATGGCCCACCGATGTGAACTGGCCGGATATCCCGCAATGAGTTGGACGCAAGGCAGGTTGCGCTGGCCAGCGAGCACCGAGGCGATACACTCCCGCGCCAGCGGGGTACTTGGCCAACTACCTGACAGCCAAGCTGGCGCAGTGGCTCGCTTGCAGGCACTGGCGCCTAGGGCGCAATACCGTCCCACTCCAATCAGCCAAGCCGCTGCCGCGCTGGCAGGGCTGCGGGCAGAGCTCGACCTGCTGCTGGTCACCGGTCGCTGCCTGACCGTGACCCCCTATCAGCATGGGGTGGGCCAGCACCAGGGCAACCAGTACAGCCTCGCCGCCCCCAATGCGGTGGCAACCCTTGCAGCCAAGCTGCAGGACGGGGCCGATCCCTTCCTGCCGACTGGCCAGCTGCACGCCATCGCGTGGCTGGTCACCGGGAACAGCGAAACCGCGCTGGCCGATGCGTTGGCGCCGCTTTGCGCCATCCTGCCGCTGCCGGAGTGGTGCGCAGTCCTGCGCCGCCTCACGGCCAGCAACGATGCCATGAGCAAACCCACCGCGGCCAAGGTGCCACGCTGGAAGGCTGATGAGCCGCTGGTATGGGATCCGCTGCGCTCGACTCGCTCACTACTCGGAGCAGAGCTCGCCCAACTGGAGAGCCTGGCACAGGGAACCACCACCCCGATCGCCAAGCTGGCCACCTTGGCAGAACGCCGCGCGGCCAGACTGGCCGAGCTGGAGAAGGCACTGAGCCAGCTGGCTACCATCAGCGGCCAGCTGTGGCATTGGCAGGGACAAGGTGATGCAGCAAGCCTTGCCACCCAACTGGGCCAGAGCAGCCCGCCAGATCATAGCCACAGCATGACGGTCGGCGCCCTGCTGATCTCCACTTCCCCGATCACCTTCTGGCAGGAGTTAACCCGATGAGCAGAACAGCAATGCTCACCCTGGACGGTGAGCCGATTGTGATGAAGTCGATGCGGATATCTGCATCAATGCAGTTTCAGGACAAGGACAGCAGCGGCCAAACCAGTTCGACCAGCAGCTCGGAGCAAGGGGCCAAAGCCAAGGAGCTCGATATCTCGGGCCTTGTTCCATTCAATGATGAGCGAACCCTGAGCCGCCTGTTTGAGCTGGCCGATGCCAAAGGGGATGGCGGCAAGCGCCATATCTACCGGGTCGGGTCGCTGCTGGCCAAGTCAGTGAAGGTACGCCAGGCCAAGTTTGCCGGACGCATCACTGCCAGCGAACAGGAGGGGCTGCTGGCGTGGCAAGTGCAGTTCACCCTGCGCGAACACAACTCGGTACCCGAGAAGCGTGAACAGCGGATGCCAAAGGCACCGGCCACCGTTGGCCAAGGTACTGCGAACACTAAACCGGCCAAGCCTGCCGATGGCAACAATGGGAAACCCGCGACCGAACAAGAGCAACTGAGCTCATGGGAGCAGGCCATCAAGGGACTTGATGACAAACTGGGAGACGTGATGGCGTGAAACTCTCGACCGACCTCACCCTGGGCGGCCAACCGGCCAACCTCATCGACCACGATATCGTGCTGGATCTCTGCGCCGGCGGCCGTGCCGCCTTCACCATCGAGGGGAACGCCGATAAGGGGCAAACCCTGACCGTGGATCTGGGATACAACGGCGAGCTGCGGCGCTGGTTTACCGGATATGTGTATGACGTGCAGCCCGCCAGCAATGGCGCCTGCAAACTGCTGTGCCGCGAGTTGGCCGGAATGTTGGGGAGCGCGTTTCCGGTCAGCCTCCAGCACGCAACCCTGCGCGGCCTGCTGGCCTGGTTGAGCGACCAGACCAAGCTCACCTTTTTGCTGTCTGACGGGGCCGACTATACCGATCGGCCGATCCCCAACTTCACCAGCGCCGGTACCGGCTATCAGCTGCTGAACAACGCCGGTCGCGCCTTCGCGGTGCCGGACTTCATCTGGCATCAGCAACCGGATGGCGCCATCTTCGTAGGCAGTCACGCCCACAGCCGCTGGGCCGCTCGGTCGGTTGAGCTGGATCCGGCCTTCTCCGGCCGCCAGGCGGGTAACACTCTGACCACGGCGCCGATCCCGGCCATGCGACCGGGGGCTATCGTCAACGGCAAGCGGGTCGTGCGGGTTCGCCTCAAGGGCGACGAGATGACCCTCACCACGGCAACACCCGGTAAACCGGTGAAGTCGCCGGAACGACGCAAGATGGAGGGAGAGTTTCCGGAGCTGGCCGACCAGATGCACCTGCCCAAGTTCGGGCGGGTCGAGGCCATCAGCGACAGCGCGGCCGCTGGCCAGCTCAATGATCCGTTTCGCCCGCGCTATGCGGTGGATGTGCAACTGCTGGGGGAAGATGGCCAGCCGGACAAGGCTGCCCCACTCTATCGCGCCGTACCGCTGCCGGTGATGTTCGGCGGGCCCGAGCAGGGGCTGCTGCAGTTCCCCATTGAGGGGACGATCGTCGAGCTGGGGTTTGCCTTCGGTCGCGCTGACCGACCATTTATCCGCGCCGTACTGGGCTCGGGCTGGCCACTGCCGGACATCACCCCGGGCGAACAGCTCCAACAGCAGCGGGCCGAGGTGTTCAGCCGCACCGATACCGTGGGCAACCAGCGCCGCCATACCGACCGCTGCCAGCATGACAAGGCGATGCTGATGCACCGCAAGGCGGATGACTACCAGGGCGAGTTCGGCCAGCATCGGCTAACCACCATGCAGCACAGCGTGGAGCAGGTCGGGGCTATGAAGCGCATCGAGGCGCTCGGGGCCATCGAACTGCTGGCCGGTGATGACTTGATGGCTGCGAGCCTCGGCAACATGAGCCAGACAGCCGCCGGTGATCTGGTGGAAGTAATCGGGCAACTACGGCGCAGTGTGGCCGGTGAGCTGCAGCACTTCGAGGCGCCCCGTTCGTGGATGGGTAGCGATGGGGTGAACATCTTCGGTCTGCTACTGCAGCTGATGAACCTGGTGGAGCAGCTGGCCGCAACCACCGCGAG